AAGTCTCAGACGACCAGCCATTCCTACTCTATATGAGTAAAATTATGCTAAATAAAACGAGACACTATAATAGAATGAATCTTCAGTTGAAGAAGTTCAAACCTGAAGGTATTGCGGATGATAAGGTAATCGTATTTATCGGTAAGCGTAATACAGGTAAATCGACCTTGGTGAAAGATATCATGTATCACAAGAAACATCTTCCAGCTGGTATAGTTCTTTCAGGAACAGAAGAAGGGAATCATTTCTATTCAGAGTTCATCCCCGATTTATTCGTGTACGGTGATTACGACAAAGATGCTATTGAGAGAGTCATGGCGAGACAGCGTAAGTTGGTGGGTGCTGGTAAAACAAATTGTGGCGCTTTTATGCTTTTAGATGATTGTATGTATGACAATAAGTTTCTCAAAGATCCGTGTATTCGACAATGTTTTATGAATGGTAGGCACTGGAAGATTTTCTTCATGTTGACGATGCAGTATTGTATGGATTTACCCCCAGCACTTCGAGCCAATGTTGATTATGTCTTCCTCCTCAGAGAGAATATCCTCCAGAATAGAGAAAAGTTATATAAATCATTCTTTGGAATTTTCCCAAGTTTCGATATGTTCAACAAGGTGATGGATGCTTGCACTGAAAACTACGAGTGTCTCGTGTTGGATAATACGGTAAAGTCCAACAAGATACAGGATTGTGTATTTTGGTACAAAGCCACTGTTCGGAAAAACTTCAGGGTAGGTGGTCCAGATTTATGGCAACTTCATAAAAAGATGTACAACCCCAAACATATGGATCAGAAGGAGCAGGATGCCAAGAAGGCTACAAAGAAGACAACTCTCAAGATTACGAAGACGCGTTGAGTATTGAATTCAAAAACATGTGACTATACTAAATGGCCACTAATCAAGTGCATACCATGAATCTATCTGATGATGGTGAGGGAATGGTTCCTCTTCACGACAATCCTTCCACGGCTTTTATGCAAAATGGAGGTGAAAAAAATATAAGTCAAAGTAAAGAGACGACGATGGATTCTACTCCCATTAATGATATTATGATGGACCCCCCAATGATGAACGATGAACCCAGGATGCAGGGTATGATGCCCCAAATGACGGCTCCTCAATCCCAAGCGGCCTACCCTGCCCCTCAGGCGCCCCCTCAACCCGAAAAGAAGAACCCCCTCAACCTGACTGATGAGCAACTCACTGCCCTCGTTGTCGCGGTTTGCGCCGCCGCTGCTGTGAGTAAGCCTATCCAGGACCGTCTTGCGACCTCTATCCCCAAGTTCCTTAACGAACAGGGGGGTAGGAGTGTTATTGGTGTTGCTACCACCGGTGCCGTGGCTGCTATCATCTTCTACATTACCAAGGATTACATCGTCAAGCCCTGATTTTCCCAACCCATATTACTGTAGATAGAAGTATCTATACCCATAAAATAGGTCGCGAGGGCACCCGCTGTGAATGTCCCCACTAGCAAGACACTCATTTTAAGTTTCTTGCTATTGTCAGCAGCTGGGTCTTCAATCGCCTCCCTAGTATCTCTGAATATGAAGTTTAGGGTATATGTGAGTATGAAGGCAATCACGGTAGATGCCAGGAAAAACACGCGATCCACAGCGAGTCGTGGAATGTTACTCACCATGAGACGAAGCATATTAGGAATGACGATGGTCATCCAAGTGATATTCAATAGGTAATTCGATGTCAGAGATGGAATCGTAGTCATGACATATATGGCCACCCAGTACAGAATGGCTGTAAGTAGAACACCTACAGGTGTCTTCATTTGATAGATACATATATTATTTATCCTGGACATGCTCTCCACAGAACTCCGTCTTGACTGGAATTTTTTCGTAAATACCAAGTCCTACACAAATGTCCCGAAGTTCTATGTAGTTGTCCCAAAATTCTTGTGAATGTTCATATTCAGTCACTGTACAGTGTGCCAACTCATGGATCAGGACGTGGAAGATTTCATTTACTTCACCATCCAAGCACACAGCTATCTCCCCACCCTTGTTCGTATTGTACCCGACGGCGCCATTCATACGCAAAATACCAGTGATTGGGACGTATCTTTTCAACATGTGGAACTTTTCGTTGTTCGTTTCATTAAAGTGTTCCCTGAGGATACGATACTTTTCCTTGACTTCCACTAGTCTTTGGGGTTCTCGAGTCGCGCTAAGTAGTAAGAGGTTTATGATGAGAAGTATGAGAAAGGCTATCATCTGTTATATACAAAGATAAATTTACTATAGAGTTCTGAAATTGGATTTCCTCTGAGACCCTCCCAAAGTTGTAGGCTAAATCCTATATCCTCCAATTGTGTCACGAGATGGTCTTTATATGCCACAGGCTCTGATTTTGGTCCATCTACATAGTAAGGTGTATCCGAGAGATGTACAAATAATTTCTCACCAAACCCACCATTTCCAGGTTCTTTTAGTTTGAAAAAGTTACCCATATCATCGACTAGGGGTGTTTTGAATATAATCTTCTCTGAATCTGGGATGATACCGATGAGATGACCACCAGGTTTCACACGCTTTTTGATTTCTTTGATGGAACTCATAAAGAATGCCCTTGAAGCAAAAATATAATGAAGTGAAAAATTGAAGCACACTACATCAAACTTTCTATTTGGACAGTCATGGACATCTCCTTCATAAAAATTGACACGCATACGCATGTTTTTTGCACGGGACCTAGCCTCCTCGAGGGCCTTAGGTTCTGGATCACACATATTTATATTGACCCCACATTTGTGCCATTTTTGAAGATCTCCACCGAAACCACAACCCACGTCGAGAATATGTTGTCCCTTTTGTACCACGGACTGTATCAACATCCTCTTCGCCTCATTGTGATTCTTACGAATTTCTTCCATAGTCCTTACATTCTTCATTTTTTTAACTCACTTAGGATAGCATTCGCTAACTGCCTTTGTCCAATTTTGAATCGACCCGCATATATGTAATTCTTTCTAAATTCATAACTATTAAGGAATTCTACAATTCGATTCATATCCACATCTACATGTGGTATGAGACACAAAAGTTTTCCACCAAAGTAGGATACCACACCCTCGAAGGCAACTCTATCATTCCTAGTCAAAGTCCTGACATACACACACGGACGACTATCATTCTGTTCAATCGTCTTAATGTTTCTCGGAGCACCCCATTCAAACCAATTATTCTCATCGAATTTTTTAATCTTTCGATTCATGAGTTGATTTTTATTTTTTAGGAGATGTTCATCAATTGTTTTATTCCCACTTGGAAATATAGTTGTAAAGATAAATTTTTCTGTATCCCCCTCATCGAGAAGAATTTCTGTATTCCCAAATGGAACTTTATACACCTCATCCTTTCCAGAGACAAGACCTACATACACATTAAATACATTCGAAACAGTATCTCCACAAAGAGGTGTATCACTGAACGTCACGATACCATTGATTGTATTACAAAACTTTATCTCATCATTAACTTGAACCATTTGTGTGAATATACCTTTTCGGTACCTAAACACGACTACATCCACACTCGCCGAGTCAAATAACTTTTCGTCATGTGGAAATAAAAAGTGTGTAAATGACCCATGTTGAACCATATCAGATATGATCTTTGAAGCACTCGTCAATTTTATAAAATCTGATGGAACGATGAAGATCAATTCACCATCATCTTCTAAGAGTTCATAACATTTCTTGATGAAATGAAGATATAAGTTTCCATTTGATTGTTGAACATAAGGTGGATTTCCTATGATAGTTTTAAACTTTGTATCGAATTGATGTGACATGAAATTTCCATAAACAACTGTTTGATTTTTATCAAAAGTGAGACATGGTTTAATCAAGGAATCAATCTCAAAACAATGCATGGGGTAGGTATCATCATATTCCTTGAATTTTTTTAGAAGGTGTCCAGCCCCAAAGGATGGTTCGAGAAGAGGGCTACCCAAATGTTCCACACGGTCCATCACATATTGTTGGAGTCCCTCATTAATCGTGAAGAACTGACCCAACTCCTTGCTCATTACTCCTCAAAGCGTTGAAAACTTTAAGCGGTTCTGCCCATTTCTCAAAAAGTTCCATCATCTTCTTAGTGATGAGAGATTGGTACTCTTCATTTGTTCTCGTGACGTGTGCAGAGGGCCATGTGATCTGAATACCATTTGATGGGTTAATCTTGATATGTTGTTCGGGAATTTCGTCAAAATTTCCAACCCAAACGCGTGATGAATTTTTGGCAACAATAATCAGTCCGTATTTTTTCAGTTCCCTATCAGATGGAGTATTAGCCAAGGTATTTGCAATACCTACACGACTAGTACAGGTGGGTGCATCAAAAATATATTTTATGAAGTGTGTCGAACCAACCAAGTTATTCGCTTGACCTGGTCGATCTTCGACGACTTTGATGTTTATCGGTAAATCATGAATCCACAAATCACCGAGCGCTCTATCCTCCCCTCTTCGTAGAACTCCTGGGAAAGTATCGATAAGATAGTCTGAAATGACATTCTCGTCTAATCGACTGTTATCACGACCATCAGAATGTGCTGTGTTAAGCACAAAAGAATGGGACGAGAGACTTGTTTCTATGATTGAGTAGATGGCCTTGGTATCTCGCACCAACCATAACAATTCCAAATAAGTCCATGCGAACCTAGTCATTTAATTGTATTTGCCGTTATTTTTTAAGTATATCACTTAGGACTTCTATAGCTTAAAGTTTTGCATCGTTACACAGATATAATGTCTCTTGAAACTGACTATACCACTGTTCCCGGACAAGTCTTCGCGTGTATCTCTATTATTGGTCCCGAGTGTCCCCAGAAGAATGATAAATTTGGTATCAAGCTCCGTGGTGCTTTCGGTACTCGAGATGAGGCTGCCAATCACGCTAAGCGCCTCCAAAAGGAGGATCCCACTTTCGACATCTATGTTGTGGAGCAATACAAGTGGCTGTTGATTCCCCCTGATGCCGGTAAGATCGAGGATGTGCATTACACCAATGAGAAGCTCGAAGAGATCATGGCTGGATATAAGGAAAATCAGTCTCAAGCTGCTCGTATGTTCCAGGAACGCAAGTCGGCGATGACTAACCAGTATGTTCCCGGTGACGAAAACTCTAAGTTTTACACCAAACCAGATGAACCACCAATCTCTCACCCCGCGGAGGTTCTGGAGCGTCTCAAGAAGGAGAAGCCTGATTCCCCGATGGAAGAACTTGTGAAGGAAGCTGATGCATTCGTCGCCGCTGAAATTGAAGAGCTTCAGAAGAAACGTGAAGCTGATGCCAAACTTGCAGATGTTAAGGAGGAGGATGAGGGAGAGGTGTCTGTGTAAATAATATTACTATATAATAAACAAAATGATCAAGATTATTGTTACAATAATTTTGGTTAGTACTTTCTTTATTTTGTTTTATAATCCGATGGTTGAATTACAAAACAAAACAGAAACAGAAACTGAAGTCAGTACTACTACTGGTTTTATCAAAGATACAGATGATGCATTTATTATGCCTAGGTATCCAACACAACTTATCAAAATGGATAATGCAGGGAATATCAAGTCAATATACGGAGATGTTGGAACATTTGTAGCGTACTCAAGTGTACCTGAGAATCACTGGTTGCATGGTTTTCCCCATAAAAAAGCCTAAAAGAAAGACCGCGAATGCGATAATCCAAGTGGATTTATCAACCTTCTCGAATAAATCAAATTTATCATTTTGGGGTTGAGGTTGATACATAGGAGGCTGCATAGGATACTCCATATAATATGGTTGTTCATCCTGTACAGGTTCTTCATTCTTATCATTCATTAAAGGGTCCATAGTGGGATTGTACTCAATGGGGTTTCCGATGTCAGTTTCCATTTTCTAATTATAGGTCTGTTTTTTTTAAGCATCTTCTAACTCACTATCACTCTCATCATCCACGATAAAATCCTTGAGATTTCCATTTTCATCTGCATCACTGTCACTCTCTTCCTCGCTCTCATCCGAATGCCGTTCCTCTTCAGTATCTATTTCAGAATCAAAATCTGTGTCATGATCTTCTGCACTATAATCATCTACGAGATCCTGTTCCGTTGGTTGGAAGAGTTTAGGTTTATTTATCTTGCGCCCTGACCGAGTGATCATTTTAACTTTTACAAGTCACTACTGTTTAAGTATCTTTACAATATCAGGTGTTAAACAATGTGTTCTAGAAGTATTTTTATTACAACGAGGGCATCTTTGCTTTATTTCCTTACCCTTGATCAAATAGGACATCACAACATCTTCGTGCATCCCCCTAATCGTCTCACAGTAATTAGAGTTTGTGAGTGCTACAAAGTGTGTTTTATCTTTGTTGATAGTGATCACCTGTAGATCACCCGGTCCGTGCATATTCTTCCGGATGAACCCTTCTAGAGGTTCTTTCACATCACCACACTTCACCTGGGGTTTTTCCACTCGTTTCTTAATTTCTGGACACTTCCTGATGTCTTCTTTCTTCGGGTATAAACCATCGACAATACTTGGTGTGAGTTGGTGTCTTCGCCCACAGAAGTCTTTACAGAACCCATCCCGCCTCCCCCTGAGTGTTGGACACAAACAAAAACACTTCTGAATGATCGTTTGACCACTGATAATGAACCAAACGTGATTAGAGCCATGCTCCCGCTTGAGATTTTCACAATATTTAGATGTCGTCGAAACTAGGTATGTATCCTTCTTTTTGAAAATCTTGGGAACATATGCATTTCCCTGTCCCTCTAGGTGTGTGCGAATGAACTCCTCAATTTTACCCTTCAATACATCATCATGAACCTCATCCTTCGTCTGTGCAGATGTGAAAGTTCCCTCTTTGATAACTGTAGAAGGTGGCTCTACATGTGTGACCTGTGGTTCATTTGTACGAACGACGGCCATCTTTAGAATATCGAGGTTAGGGTCCATTCCAATCTTCATGAGTGTGCTCAAGGGACCATGGTGATACACGAACACAGGGAGATAGGCGAGTTGATCCACTTTTCCCTTTTCACAACCAGAGCACCCCTGGCCATCACATGCATCATGTTTTGCTTTTTTATATGACCATGGCATACGGAACCCACTCCCCTTCGTCTTTCTAGAGACATTTCCATACACAGCCGCATCTATGATTTCGTTCCAATCCGTTCCCCGCCCCTTGGCTTTGGAGAGGGCTATGAGTATATGCTCTCTCAATGCGACTGCAGATGTTTGATCGACGACGAACCCTGACCAATTGAGATGGACACCCGTCTTTATGAGCTCCCCACACTTTTTGGGTGGAGAGACGGAGATGAGACAATCCTTACCACCGTGGCGTTTAACCTTGTCACAAATAACCTTACAAACATCCTTGATTTCATCGAGGTCTAGGGCTTCCTTGTCCTTGTAATCTATATCCACGAAAAAGTTATATTTCTCACTCTTCTGTTCGACGACATATAGTCTCTCACCTGACTTAACAGCTTCTATGTACCGACCATAAAAGTTATTCAATTTATCAAATGGCACGGAGAGGACACCACCGTCCATGAGCACATGTGATAGATTGGTTGCATTGTTAAATTTTTGTTCTGCACACCAACTCTTAAACATACTTACCTAGGTTACATATCTAATCTCTAAACCACCTCATACATGAGACATCCTGATATTCTTTACCTTGAGAAAGTTCCTTCTTTATGGTTAAAAGTTCGTATACTGTTTTCGATTCATTCTCCTCTATCCACTTGGTAATTTCATCTTCACATAAACCCCTATTCTTATCGAGAAGTTGTCCGATCTGCATCATGATGTACGCCTTGGACTACATTATTTTATAGAGAATGTTTTTCTATTCAGAGAACTTATACACGCGTAAAATTGAGGATTCTTTATGACATTATCGATAATGAGATTCCAACGCTTTCGTGAATTGAATTCATCGAGAGTATCATAACTCATATAATCGTTTTCGTCGTATGTTTTCCTGATGGGTTGTTTTAAAAATTTTTTTAGATTTGTTTTATGTTTTTCCTCGTAAAACTTTTTAAGTTGTGACTGTTGCTCAGTTCTCGAGTAATTCACGAAGAATATAAATACATTATATTCAAGATCCACCGTTGGACTCTCCTTTACGGTAAACTTAAATTCAGTGTATTCACCACTCTTTAGGGATACAACACCCCTAGTTTCTTCCTCGAGTTCCCTAAGTGCACATCGAAGGGGGTTGAAAATCTCCCTCCGCCTGCAGCCACCAGTGACGAAAATCCAATCCTTGAATCTCCAGTCCCTCACCGTAAGAAACCGTGGTTTCCCATCGACGAAGCTAACCGGTACTGCAATCGCTTTGTACTTCTTCATTGCGCATTCGCAAGTTATAGTACGACGATATGTTTATTCCTTCTCTTTGGCCACAGTCTCCTCTTCCTTTTTGGGTTCTGGGACAGGTGTAGGTACAGGGATAGGTGGCTCTGGAGCACTGAGATGCCGAACCACCTGAGATGAGAAATTTTTGAAAGAGTTCATTTCCTGTCTAGTCTTATTGAGTTCCTTGAAGAGGAAGATAATACCTATAGCGCATACGATAGTGGCCATCATCATGACTGTATCTCGATTAACGGGAATCATTTATACTGTAATGTCTCACTTTCTTTTTAAGCAATTGCACCCATATGAGCTTTACCTGGTGTGGGACACTCATACGGTGACTGTGCAAATTGGACGGCTTGGTAATGCGTATTTTCACAAGATTTTTGGGTTGGTGGTGTAGGCTGACCAACAAATTTTTCGAGTGTCCTGGAAGTAGGATCGTACGTCAATACAAAAACGATGGCTAAGAGGAAGACAACCTTCCAAATCATTTACTATTTAGTTAGAATATAATAGACCACCCATACCATTCTCGATACGGAGGATGTTGTAGTTCACAGCGTAGATGTCCTCGTCAGAGTTGAGGGTATCGTTAATGATACGAGCCGAGTCAAGGCGGGAGAAGTTGAGCGAACCAGTGGGCTGGAGCTTACCAGTCTCGAGGCAGAAGGGGTACGTGAAGAGTTTCGTACCGGGGGTAGAGCTCCCATGGGAGGTGTGGTAATAGAGGGGGACTGCAGTGAAGTTGGGGTTCGCAAACTTGTAGTCAGCCACATCAGTACCGTTGATCTGGAGCTTGAGCTTGTTGGTGTTACCGAGCATGGTCACACCCCCAGTCTTAGCCGCCGCCATGTACTTGATGGGATGGTTGAAGTTAAGCTCCTGGATCTTGGAACCAGAGGCAACCGCCTTCTGGACCTGGGTGATGAGCATGTTCTGGGGAGAGCCCGCGAACATCTCACGTTCCTGGGTATCGAGGTACGCGTAGTTGGCATAGACTTCCCACTTGTAGGCATCCGCGGCGGTACCCCAAGTGATGCGGAGCTCAACATCGTGGTACTGGAGGGAGATGAGGGGGAGGGCGGTCTGCCAGTTCTCACAGAAGGCGAACCGGAGAGGGTAGAACCGCTCGGAAGCCGAACCGGTGTAGAGACCACTAGATACAGATTTAGCAGAGGAGGTCGCCGAAAGGGTTGGGGCGATGAGAGTCGAGTAGGTAGAATCCTGATCATCGATCACCTGACCACCAACGAGGAGTTCCACTTTGGAGATGGCAGTGGTCCAATCGGGGACGATGTTGGACTGGGTACCATCAGACTTGATGGGCATGAGGTAGACATAGTTGAGCATGTCACCCTTGCGCTCGAAGCGGATGGTGGACATGCCGTTGTTCGAGACGTTGCCTTGAATGACCTGACGCTCGACAGTTTGGGAAAAGTTTGTGTGACGCTTGTAGGTCGACCTGAAAAAGCTGACTTCGGGCTGACCGACAAGGTGCACATCCTGGGCTCCGACGGCGACGAGTTGGGCAATACCACCAGACATTTTATATTATAGTGAGACTTTATTTTTAAGCTCGGGGGAAAGTCTGAAAGACTTTCCCGCTTAGATACGAGGGGTTGTTAGAAAGGGAAAGGCTTCACTGGAAATACAACGTCAGATGGATGTACATTACTCGTGATATCACGGAGTTTCTGTCTGTAATCTTTTATCATTACAATCTGCTCCTCTGTCAGTGGTGTATCAGCGTGCATCATCCAATCAGTTTCAGTGAGAAGTGAGTTTCTCTCTCTTCTTATATTCACAAAATCATCATGTTTTGATAATTTTTTAGGATCTAAAAAATACGTGAAGTCATCGTTGAATGTTAAAGTGCTGGGGCCTAAACGAGATATTTCAGACCTTGTGAATGTTACCAATGCAAAAACAGTATCATCGTGACCTTTATATTCATTTTCGTGTATCAGTTCTTGTAGTTCTAGTTTTGTTCTGTCCACAATACCGTAAGTGTTAAACTCCCTCTTTACAATCTGACCACTTTCATCACGAACAAATTTTAGAGTGTTTCTCGTATCATAATTATCCACCTGAATTTTATCATAACACGACGTATCGTATACTTCGGAATCGTCACGTGTCAGTTTTTCAATTTCCAACGTGCTTTTGTCAACAATCGCGAACAACATTACTTATTAGAAATATTATATTTTTTAATATTCATCCACGAAAGTTTTTTCTATTATAGTTCCCTGTACGTCACCGATACATGTAATAGTCACAGTAAATGGAACATTATTCGTATCAGCGTTTGCATTATACAGATTTAATCGTAAAGTTGATGTACTATGACTTCCACTATTAAGAAATTGGTATTGTATGTCAGGCCACGTGCCGTAGGTACCGTCATATCTACCGTACTCCCCCTGATTAAACAGTGTGGCATTGGATGGCCCGAACCTTCCTTTATTGATAAGGACATCAAACGTAGCGTTTCCGTAGGTGTGGTCTCCGTTTTTAACTGCGCGTATAAAAAATTTTGTCGCACCGCCATTAACAATTCCAATGTCTCTATAGTTAAGATTAGTAGTTGACGAGTTCATATTGCAAGTAATGCCATTTATTCTTCCAAAGCCTAGTCCTAGTCTCGACTCGCCACTGGCACGTAGGGTTCCATTTACATCTAACATGAAACCCGGAGCATCCGTCCCGATGCCGACCTTGCC